AGATAGCCTCGTCCTGGTTCGTCATGAGACCCGGGCTGAGGTAGAGGGTGTTGCTGGGCCGCTTGGGATTGGGAGACGCCGACAGCAGCTCCTCAATGCGGGGCACACCCGAGGTCGCATTCGCCTTTGCGGTTCCTGCGCTGTGGAAGGTGTTCAGGGTGAGCTGAGTCGTCGGCTCTCCAATGGACTGCGCTGCGAGGGCACCGACCATCTCGCCCGCATGAACCTGGGCCTGGATGTAGCGGAACCGGATGTCCCGCATGAGTTCGTCGAACAACGCCTGGGACAAGCGGTGGACGACAATCGCCTTCTTGGGGGCGAGGTAGGTGCGGAGAAGGCAGTGGAAGACCTTGTTCTCCGGGAACTCCTTGAGGAACCTCCCCAGTCCCGCCACAACTGCCTGCGGGGTGAGGTCCGTCTTCGTGGAGTAGGGGTTGGAGTACTTCGCAATCAGACGCTGGAGATTCACAGGCGCCTGAAGCTGGTCCATCTTGCGGTGGCGGAACACCGACCTGTAGAGCATGTCGCGGTCGGCGATGAGCTCATCCACCAGATCGGGAGCCGCCTCCACGGGCTCCTTCAGGAACTTGTTCACATCCGCAGGCGTCAGAGCATACTCTGCGTAGAGGTTCTCCAGAGTCTTCGTCAGGAGCGGGCAGTCCTGCCCCTCGACGTAGACAGTGTCAATCCCGTCCTCACCATACTTGAACTGGACGATGTTCCCCTTGACGTTGCGGACCGTGCCGTCGTACTCCACGTGTTGGTCCTCCATCGTCTTCACGAGACGGCGCTGGATATATCCGGTATCCGAAGTATCGCGCACATGAAGTCCGTTCCACAGCCCGTAGTTCAGGGTCGAGGGAACGGTGACATCGTACATCTTCGGGTGAAGGAACGGGTCCACCGAGCTGATGCTGACGATTGGATCCAGGACAACACCCCCCTGCGCCGCATAGGTGCGGTGGACCGCAGTCGCACTGAGGGACTGCAGTTTGGCGTTCTTCTCGGGATGGAGAAGAGAGACCTGGCGCTTGAACTGTGTCGCCCAGAGAGAGCGAATCGCCAGGCGATACGAGCACGGATGTGCGTTCGTAGGGTAGGGGACCTCGGACATCGTTCCGAAGATCCCGAGGAAGGAGCACAGCTGGCTCATTCCTCGAATGAGGTCTCGCGACACCGAGGAAACCTCCAGATCCCGGTCGGAGACAGTTCCGTCTCCCGAGATGTATCCGTTCAGAAGTCCCGTCTGAAACTCGGGGGGTGCCGAGAAGGACTCCTCGGGCACGCGCTTGTTCGCACTTCCCACTCCGCAGAACCGAGAGAGGAAGCGGGCGAGAAGGGTGCTGTGTCCCTGGACGCAGGCCGCGCGGGACTCGCTGCGAGGCACCTCGGTCCAGGCAATGCCCTGGCTCGCAAACCACTTCTTGACAAACCCGCGGATCACGGGGTCGTTCTTGCTGATCGTAACCTGACCCGACCGCTCCTCGCAATGTCCATCCGCCAGATAGAGTCCCAGGAAGATGCCATTGGGCTCGTTCAGCTGGAACGTGTCCGGCAGACTTGCCCGTTGGCGAGAGGCGTGATACGGATACACACGCCCTGGGAGAATCTCTCCCGGAGACCGCGCGACTGCGCGCTGGAGCCGTGCCTTGCTGGGATACGGCACCGTAAAGTCCGTCCCGTTTGCGGTTGTCCACCACCCTGGGGCGATGTGCTCACGTCCCTCCATAGCAGCGTTCATCGCCCTGACCGCAGCGACATAGTCCGTGCCGTAGACATGCTCTCGCTTGCTGAGGTAGCGCTCCATCGGAACCGACGCGAGGGTCGTCGGAGCGCGAGGCATCTGAGCCGTCACGGGCATGCAGTCTCCTACCTTCACCGAGGGCGCGTCACGCTCCTGGAAGGCCTGTCCATCCCACACCAGCAGACTGTGCGCTGCCGTTACGGTGACCGACCGTCCACTCTGGGTCTTCACCTCGTAGAGAACCTCTCCGGGGTCGTGGCGCGTGACCGCCGTCAGCGGTGCCCACGAGGTTTCTCCGTGCGCGTCCACCGTGGGAACGTAGACCGTTTCCTCGGGAGTCAGGCGCAGGAGTTCCATGTTCGCATCCTCGGGTCCATACTGAGTGATGCGGTCCTCCGACTCCAGGAGTGTATCAATCCACTCTCCAATCGCAACCACCCGAGTCGCCCCCGTCGCATCCTGGAGGAGAATCTCCGTGTCGCGTGTGACCGACTTGACGGCCGTATCAATGAGACCCTCACGTCCTGCGGTGGCGTGGAAGAAGAACTCCGCAGGCATGAGACCGTCCACGAAGCTGTGCTGGACGAACCCACGGCTCTCCACACCATCGTCGTAGCGCGGGAAGTGAGGCAGAGTGCGGTCCTGGAGCGTGAACTGGACACGCTTGCCCTCCACCAACTGCTGACCCAGAGCGGCCACCATCTGGGTAATGTTCGTCGGACCTCCCTTCGCACCTGACTCGACCATCTGGCGGATGCGATTGTCCTCCGGCAGGGAATCCACCACCTGCTTGCTGATCTTGCCCTCCACATCCTTCATCGCACCCAGAATGCGGTCCTCCAGCTCCTCGCCATCCGAGAGACCGGAGTTGTTGATGAACTTCGCCGCATGGACATCCGTCAGAATCTCCGCCACCCGACGACGTCCCTCGTCAATCTTCTCGTTCACGAACTTGGAGGTCTCCACGTTCGCAATGAGGTCGGACGTTCCAACACTGAACCCCGTGTAGAGGTTGAACTGCGTCACCACGGCTTGGATGTCGTTGATGAGCTGACCGCAGCGCTCGGGGCTGAAGTCGTTGTAGACGACGTGGATAAGACCGCCCGTCGCCGACTTCTTGAGAACGCCCGAGGACAACTCGCCGTTCTCCAGTGCGATGCCCTTCTCCTTGTAGGTCAGGAGAGGCAGTGCGGCACTGATGACCTCGCGACCCGTCCAGGCGCGGTTCTTGCGCACAAAGGGACGACGGATGCGAGCCAGGATGTTCATCGCAACCGGCTCGGGAATCGTAACTCCCGACTGCGAGATGCGGTAGGCGCCCGTCATCGTGTCCTGGAAGAGCTGGATGATTGGGCTGTTTGTGCGGGGGGATATAATGTTTCGGAGCAGACTCGCCAGGACGCGAAGTTCCGTGGCCGCTGCGATGCTTTGGGGGACATGCATGTTCATCTCCATGAACACCCTCCGAGTTTCCTCGGAGGACGGACTATACCTTGTGCCACATCGAGTTTGCTAGACTCTCCTGTGTGACCCGCTACCATCTAGTCTCTGAACCGTCTCCATAGTCTAGCCGAACGACTGAAGGAGCTTGGCTGCGGATTGCCCAATTCTCACCTTTTTTACCGTACCTCCGATTTTTCTCCGGAGCCAGCAGGGTCTTTCGATTCCTGCCTTGGTAGATGAGACTCTAAGGGGGTTCCCGTCAATTTGGAAGCGTTGCAGAGTTGAAGTAAGAAGTTCCGCGCCTGGGTGTAGCGCTCGTGGGGTGGAGTGTGAATTCCTGCGAATGTAAGTTTGTGAGGTCCGAGGCGAACAACGACACGATTGGCTTGGCTATGAATGAGAGTATCGATTGCGTCTTCGGTAACCTGTATGTCTTTGTACCGTTCCAACCTCGCAGCAAGGTGCTGCTGCCGCGTCCGCTCTGCGACCGCCTGTCGTGCCGAGTCCGACGCAAGGGTGGTTCGTACTGCCGCGGCAATACGCTCTCGGGTCTCCTCGGTTCGGTGCTGGCATCCACCGCGACCTCGTGAACTCGCGGTCGGCTCACAATCCCGCTCCACGTGCGTAGACTGCGTCGTACGACCTCCTGGAGTAAGGTTGTAGCCGTTCGGGTAGAGAGTGTCGAACTGTGCGATGAAGTGTCTCTCGCGAGCATCCAGGTCTGGACGTTCGCACACCTCTAGGACTCGCACCTCAAACTGGTCTGCTCCGTATTTGCGAATTGCGGCGTTCAGATAGCGACATTGGTTCTTTTTCGTGTTGCAGACCGCTTCTGACACATGATCTCGGAATCGCCCCTGGGACCCGAAGGGCTTGTAGACCCCGCGGTTCTTGCGGTGCGAGACCGTCTGACCGATGTAGTTGCGACCGTTTGCTCGATTTGTGATGCAGTAGATTTCTCCTTTCACGGTCTCCATTGTAGTATACCCATTTTGGAACTTGTAAACTTCAACCTCCACTAGGCGGTTGTATCAAGGTGAGAGTTTCACTGTTTTCCCTGACTGGTGTCTCTCACAACCAGTTAGGCAGCCACCTGTTGGCGACAAGATGATTTATCGCCGTCAAAGTCTGCATTGTAGGGACGAGTGGCCGAGACGTTCAGGCGGAACGTGCTGTACGGCAGGACCCGCACACGATGTGCCATCATGCTCGCCTTGTGAAGGGACGGCTGGCGGTTGAAGAGGACGATGTCTCCGTCGATGAGGTGACGGTGGACAATGTCGCCCTCGCGAAGGTCAATCGTATCGGGATTGACATACCGAAGGCTGAAGGTGCCCTTGTCGCGCTTGAGGTAGACGGACTTGGCACCTGGATGCTTGTCGGGTCCGTTGCGGACATACGAGAGGAGACGCTCGCGGTTGTAGGGATTGACGGTCTCGGGGAACGTCAGGTTCAGGGCAATCTCCTCGGGGACACCCAGCTCGTCCAGGTCAATGGTCGCATCGGGTGTGATGACCGTGCGGGCGGAGAAGTCCACACGCTTTCCCATGAGGTTGCCACGCACACGACCTGTCTTGGCTCCAAACCTCGACTTGAGCGTGCGGAGAGGCCTCCCCGACCTCTGCGTGGAGGGAGTCATTCCCTTGATGTCGTTGTCGACATAGGTGGCGACCTCGTATTGGAGGAGAGCCGTGTGCTTGTCGAGAATGTCGGCCGACTCGCCCTTGTCAATCTTGTCGCGCACACGGTCGTTCGCACGAATGATGCTGATGAGCTTGTGGGTCAGGTCGTCCTCCATCTTGTTGTGGTCGTCCATCACGACGGACGGACGGACCGTGAGAGGAGGAACTGCGAGAACCGTACAGATCATCCACTCGGGACGGGCATGAACCGGGTCAAAGCCCAGCTTCCTGCAGTCCTCGTCG